CTTTTGGTAACGGTGGTGCAAGTGTAGATGAAACTGGAATTATCACTTATCTACCTCCAAATACAGTAGGTCAAAACGCCGCATTGTATAACCAAACCTATGCTAAAGTTATTGATGATACTAACATTTTAAACTTGAATCCGGCACGTAATAAGATGACGGTAAGCCATGCGGCGGGTAAAGTATATAGTGATATTATAGTTCAATGTTTACTAGATTACGGAGAACCACCTGGGCAAATGGCATTTGACAACGGTACTCAAACAGAAGGTGCATTTGTGTTCGATGAGATTGGGCTATTATCATACAATGGTACTGATAATTCGGGTAATGAACTGACAAAATTAGTAACTCATGTAGTATTTCACCCGGTACAAAAGAGTTTAAATAGGCAAATCCAAGTTGATTATACAGTTAGAATTCAGAGTCTAACGAACTTGGTCACAATTTAAGATAAATATAAAATAAGCGGAGTAATTCATGGCATACACAATCATACGAAGTAACGGTACTGTTTTAACAACAATTCAGGACGGAACTATTAATACCACAAGCACCAGTTTAGGTCTACCAGGACGTAACTATGCAGGTTACGGACAAACACAGGACACAAATTTTGTGAGAATGGTGGAAAATTTTGCAAATGACAGTCCACCCGCAAACCCACTTAAAGGTCAATTGTGGTTCAACACAAATGATAATACTTTACGAGTTTGCCCAGCAGATAATACCAATACTGCAACTAGTTGGATTGTGCTTACTTCTGCGACCAGCGCCGGTGATACCACACTTGGTAATGTTGTAGTTACTGGTAATATTACCGCTAATAATGCTGCAATAACTAATGATTTAAGTACTGATACTTTCACTACACGTTTAGCTACTGTATCCGCTAATCTTGATGCGAGCAACGCAAATATATCATCAGCTAATATTACTACTCTACGAACAGCCGTAATTACTACTGGGGCATCATCAACCGGCGGGACATTAACCGGTGTTTGGTCAATTACAGGTAATACTACTGGAAATGCTTTGGTCTTAAGTCAAGGTAATCTAATGTTTAATGGTAGTTATGGTATTAAAACAGATAACTATTACTATGCTAATGGAAGCCCATTCAATCCAAGTGGTACATATGACAATAGTAATGTTTCTGATTACTTAACAGGTGGTAATTCTGTTGTTCAATTTACAGGAAACATTGCCCCAACTAAAGTTACAACTGCTACTCTTGCCGGTGGCGGAAACATTTCTGGCATTTGGACATTAGACACTGGAGCAAGAATCAATGCTACATATGCCGACTTGGCAGAACGTTATGCAGCGGATGCATCATACTCAGCTGGTACAGTAGTTGAAATAGGCGGCGAAAAAGAAATCACTATAGTAAAAGATGATTTGAGTGAAAATGTATTTGGTGTGATAAGTAATACTGCCGCATATATGATGAATAGTACAGCAGGTGACGACTCTACTCACCCAGCAGTAGCATTGGCAGGAAGAGTTAAGGTTCGAGCAATTGGTACTATTACTAAAGGACAACGTTTAGTTAGTGCAGGTAACGGTATTGCTAGAGGAGCTAAACTAGAAGAACTTACCCCGTTCAACACTATCGGTCGTGCATTGCAAGATAAGATGACTGAAGAAGAAGGTATAGTAGAAGCAATTGTTGTTATTAAGTAAGGATTAAAAATGTCATATGCACAATATGGAAAAGTAGAAGCAGCGGATTATAATACATTAGTAGGTAATTATTCCACTGCAAGTAGTGCCGCAAACGCATTAAATACCGTATACGGTATTGGATCAGGTCGATCAGGCTATGGTCAAGCATTTGTGTCCGGTACTACTTCAGGCCTGCCGCAAGTAAGTGTAGGAGCAAGCGTGACATATGATAATTGGGCAAATCTTATTAATGTAAACACAAATTTAGCGACTCATCAAAATACATCATTAACATTAGTTACACCGCCTTCACAAGGCGCTACTATTGCATATCTAAGCGCAGTTAGTACTAATTTAACTTCCATCTATACAAATAGAAATAATGCTGTGGCCCAAGCAGGGACAACAGTAAACACAACCACTACTAGTACAACTTGGTCAAGTGCAATAACATTTACTCATACAGTAACATTTGAATCTGCCGACAAGGCGCGCTACTTTTTTAATGGCGGCGGCCAAATAAAACTTCAATTCTCGCACACCTCTGGAACTCCTATTAATACTTTACTAAATGCACTAGCTACAGCATGCGGTACTGTGGTAATAAGTGCAGTTAGTAGCGGGACTCAAACAATCGCAGGGGTATCTTATAACGGTGTTACTAAACGAGGCGGATCAGGCACCGTTTCAACATTATTAACTAATGCAGGTTATTATGGATTAACTACCTCTAATCAAGAAGTTTTTAAACAGTTTGCTAGCGGTAGTCCAGCCGGATATATTGGTACTTTTATATCAGTAAATATTAGAACAAACGGCACGCAAGGTGTTAACAGTGATAATGGATCTGTAATGACAATAACCACTGTTTGGGATATGGTTCCAAATGGTGCCCCGACTTATATTGCGTCAGGGTCAAGTACTAGAATAGATGCAGTGTACCCGAGTACTTCTTATTTAACCAATACATGGGGTGCAGTATCATTGTCTGGAGTTGTAAGCGGCAGTTAAAAATTACGGGTAGTCAGTATTCATTTAAATAGTTAGATGGATACTGAACAACTTATTATTGATGTAAAAGCCCGTTTTGCTCATAATGCTTCTAAAGCATATCTTAAAGACAAATACGAAAGCAAATTAATTTTTGCAGACCAAAATGGCATGTGGACTGCAAACGCAGAGTTATTTGCAGTATTATCAGTACTCACTATTGAACCAGTTATAATCCTTGATAACTATAGCAACCCTGTGAAAATAAACAAGAATCAACTACTATCCAAAGCACAACAAGTATATCGTTCCGTTATGGAAGAATGGTACGATGAAACGGAATCATTGAAAAACAATAGATGACAAAGGGCGTACTTTTATTTGCGTTTAATAACGGCACTGTTGATTATTATAAAATGGCAGTAGCTACTGCTAAACGAGCAAACCAATTTTTAAATTTACCAGTAAGTGTAGTAACTGATAACACAGTCAACCCTGACGATTACAATTATTCATTTGACAATGTGTTCATAGAAACGGCTGACAACTCAAACAACAAGGGAAGTAATATTTGGATAAACAAGGGTAGATATAAAGCATTTGATATTACTCCGTATGATGAAACTATATTGCTTGATACTGATTATCTTATAAACAGTATCAAATTGTTGGACATATTTGACATATATAATGACTTTATGGTTCCTAATCAAACTAGATTCTTAATGATACCAGAAGCAGGACAAGAAGTGGTTAGTCCATATAGTTATCCCACTCTATGGGCAACATTAGTAGCGTTTAAGAAAACAAACAAGGTCAAACAAATCTTTGACTGTTTGGAAATGGTACAAAAAAACTATCAACACTATACTAATCTACATCATATATCCAGTACCTTATATCGCAATGATTATGCATTAACGATAGCACATAGAATAGTGTATGGTCAATATGAAAACACTATGGATTATTTGCCCTGGCCATTGACTCATGTATCAAAAGACGTAAAAGTTTTTAGAGATACTAACACCTCATATACTTTAATGAGAGAGGTCAACCATAGAAACAAACGCAAGACAGAATACATGAAAGTAAAAGATATTGATTTTCACCTATTAGATAAGAACCAATTTATGGAGTTGGTTAATGAATAAGGGTTTTGTAATCTTAGCGCAGAATACAACAACCACAAATTATGTTGGGTGTGCAGAAACTTTGGCAATTAGTTTGAAAAAGGTAATGCCCAATGTTAGCGTTTCTATCATAACAAATGATGTAGCAAATTTTAACTGTTTTGATAATATCATACCATTACCGTATAATGACTTAGCACCTGACAGTGATTGGAAACTAATCAATGATTGGCAGGTCTATGAAGCAAGTCCATATGAATATACAATCAAATTAGAAGCAGATATGTATATTCCCTCAGATATTGAATTTTGGTTTGATATCCTACATCAACGAGATATATGTGTATGTAATACTATACGTGATTTTAAAGGACAAGTTTCTGATGTATTAGTGTATAGAAAATTTATTATAGATAATCAATTGCCAAACGTGTATAATGCAATTACATATTTTAAAAAGTCTGATAACGCAAAATTATTTTTTAGTATAGTTAGAGATGTTTTTGAAAATTGGGAAAGATATACCAATACACTAATCTGCAACAAAGATGAACTTGCAACTACTGACTGGGCTTATAGTATAGCATGCCACATCATGGGAGAAGAAATTACAACCATACCAAACTTACCGCAATTTAGTATGGTTCATATGAAGCAATGGATCAATAATACTATTTCAGAAGATTGGACAAAAGAATTAGTATATGAATGCACTGATCAATTAAAGATACAGACCTTCCCGCAACGATATCCGATCCACTATCACGTGAAAGATTTTGCTAAAACACTACGGGTACATTATGGGTGAATTCAGAATTTATTATGATGACAATGGTAGTGTAATATGTTATACTAGTGAACCACTAGAATTAGAAGCAAAGTACATAGTTATTAATGCAGAGATATATTCTGAATATAGAATGGATATCAAAATCATTGACCAGAAGATTATTAAAAATAATGACGGCGCACTATTGATAAAATATAAATTATCAGACAATGGTATAAGATGTACAAAAGAAGATATATCAATCATAGTCAATGACAAGTACAATGGTTCTACTAATGATTGGGAAATAGAAACACATGAATACCGATATAGTTGAAATTGCAGACTTAGATTGCATATATCTAAGTTATGATGAGCCACAGAAAGAAGAATTCTGGCTTAAGATTAAGAACATGATTCCATGGGCACGTAGAGTTGATGGAGTTAAAGGTAGTGATGCGGCACATAAAGCCGCTGCCGAAGCAAGTGACACAGAAAGATTTGTATTGATTGATGGCGATAATATGCCTAATATGGAATTCTTTAATTTAGAATTAGATTTTAGAGATAAAGATCCTATATACAAACAAGCACAATATCGTTGGCGAGCAATCAATACGATTAACGGATTGCGTTATGGCAATGGCGGCATGAGTTGTTGGACAAAGACTTATGTATTGAATATGAAAACACATGAGGCTAGCGACGGTGATGACACCACTACAGTAGATTTTTGTTTAGATTATGGTAATAGTTTGTATTGGAGTATGTATGATTGCTACAGTACAACATATCCCAACTACACACCTTTTCAGGCTTGGCGTGCAGGTTTCCGTGAGGGTGTCAAGATGTGCTTAGTTGGTGGTAAAGTCCCCGACATAAATGATTTCAAACGCAGTGTAGCTACACGTAATCTCAATAATTTAACTATATGGCATAATGTAGGTATGGACGTAGAAAATGGAATGTGGGCTATAATGGGTTCACGTATGGGAACTCACATGACTATGCTTACTGACTGGGACAACAGGAATGTTCAATGGTTTGATAACTATGTTGAAATGTGGGATAAGATTAAAGATGAAGATCCACTAGAATTATCTGAAACATATGGTATTGAACTAAGCACCAAGTTAGCATTGCCGATGTGTGCATTAGATAGTGAGCAGAGCAGATTCTTTAAGCGACACTATAATGTGGATAAATATAATCTCGGTCCATTAGTACGTGAGATAGATGTAATACGAAAAATGGAAGGCTGGTAATGAGTCAAGACCATATTAAAAAAGTTAACCAAGAATTAAATGAGGTGAGCCCTAGTTTTTGTATTGCAAAATGGAAACAAGTAACCATGCATTTACAGAACGGGCACACACATAGTTGCCATCACCCGGCTACACACCATGTACCTATTGAGGAGATCAAACGAAATCCCACAGCATTGCATAACAGCGAATTCAAAAAAGAACAACGTAGGTTAATGTTAGAAGGCAAACGCCCACGTGAATGTGACTATTGTTGGAATGTAGAAGATACAGGTAATCATTATAGTGATCGTACCCATAAGAGTGCAGACCCAGTCTGGGCACATCCATACTTGAATGATATTGTAAATAAGCCATGGAACGATGATGTAGATCCTAGTTATGTTGAAGTTAGCTTTGGAAATGTTTGTAATTTTAAATGTAGTTATTGCGCCCCACATATTAGTAGTCAGTGGATGGAAGAGATTGAACGCTATGGTCCTTATCCTACATCACAATCTTTCAACAACTTATCTTGGATCAAGCAACAGAAGATGATGCCAATACCCAACAATCAAGAAAATGCATATGTTGATGCATTTTGGGATTGGTTCCCTAGTATGTATAAGAACTTGAAATATTTTAGAATTACAGGAGGTGAACCATTGTTGAATAAGAATACATTCAAAGTATTAGACTACATCATTGCTAATCCTAATCCAGAACTTGAAGTGGCAATCAATACTAACATGAACCCACCAACTGAATTGTTTAATAAGTTCTTAGAAAAAGTAAAAATAATTATCAATGAAAACAAACTAAAACGATTCAAATTGTTTACTAGTGCGGAGGCGCATGGTAAGCAAAGTGAATATATTAGATTTGGAATGAATTACGAAGATTGGATCAGCAACATTTACAAAACATATCGTGAAGTGCCAGGCATACAATTCACAGTAATGAGTACATATAATCTATTGAGCCTTACCACCTACACACAGTTTTTAACTGATATACTCAATATCAAAAAAGAGTTTGGTAGTATAGATCACAGTCCTATATTATTAGATATACCTTATCTTAGATTTCCTCCGCATCAGTCTATCTTTATCGCTGAATCTGATCATTTGGATATGATAACTGAGCAGATAGAGTTTATGAACAGTAATATTCAAACAAGAGATAGTATAGACTTTAACAAAGGTTTCTACGAAGAAGAAATAGAAAAGTTAAAGAGAATATACACTACAGCAAAGTGGCATATTGAGAATCCACAACCCACATTAGGTATTTATAGATTAGATTTTGTACAATTTGTGGATGAACATGATAAACGCAGGGGCACAAACTTTATAGAAACCTTCCCTGAACTTGAGAATTTTTATATTAATTGTAAGAGGTTATTAGATGAGTAAGAGAATTGCACTTTGCTTTAGTGGACAACCCAGAACATGGGAAAAATGTTATACACAATGGATGCATTTCAGTAATGCTATCAGTGCATTGCATGATGCCAAGGTTGATGTATTCTGTCATGCATGGGACTTTAATACTCCCCCCAATGCAGTATCATGGAAAATATTTAATAAGATTGGAAAACAGATAGACTTTGATGGCATTAAAATTTCAGAAGAAGAAAAAGAAAAATTTATCAAGTTAATGAATCCGGTATCATATGTGTTTGAAGATGAAGCGGTGAGTCTTAGTAGATCAAAATCAGTAATGGAACTCAATGAGCAGTACATGGATTATTATGGTAAACCAGTCACGGCATGGATAGCCAGTCAATTTTACGGAATTATGTATAGTGCATACTTGAAGAAAAAATATGAGTTGGCTAACAAATTTAAGTACGACATGGTCATCAGAATGCGCTATGATTTGTATATGAGTGACCCGTATGTAAACAATATGATTTTCTCATTACCAGAGTATAACTCAGCAAAAGCAGTACATACTGGAAAAATACAAGATTTCCCCTTTCATAGAATGGGAGACATTTTTTGGTATTCTGATTCAATAACGTATGATCGAATCTCTGAATTTTATAGATGGCTACCTTTGTTAGGCTCAAAGTCTTTCAGACGGCCAAACGATAGTTCCTATCCAATAGTAGAATCAGTTTTGTATTTTTATATTAAAATGCTAAACATTAACGTGTATAATATTAATAATATGGATCCAAAAATTTATAGAATGAAAAATACAATAGATATTAAAAATCAGTATGGATTAAATTTGGATAACGAACCCTATGAACTCATCTAAAACATATAAAATTGCAGTATGTCTAAGCGGGCAAGCTAGACACTGGCGTATAGCCGCAGAAAATATTAAACAATATTTTGATTTTTCTGAACGTCATTCTCCTACAATAACCACTGATTATTTTATACATACATGGGATACAAATACATGGCGTTATCCAAAAAGAGATCATTGGTTCTTTGATGAGGACAAACATCAGGATGAGGAAGAGATTAAATCAGCATTTTCTCCTAAATACTTTGTACAAGAAAAGTGGATAAGTGAAAACTTTACTAGAGCATGGGATCCTATGTTTTATAGTTTTGCTGAAAGTTTGATGTTAAAACGTAACTATGAAATAGAAAATCATTTTGAATACGATTTGGTAATAAAAGCACGACTAGACGTAATATATACACCAAATTTAAAATTCCCTTTGATGACAATCAACCCGGGGGTATGCTATTCGTCTAAGCCTATCAGTAAATTCCCTACTGAATTTAATGGTAATAATTTTGATGATGTAATATACTACGGTGATAGCAGAACAATGGATTTAGTGGGTGGCCTGTATGACACATATAGAGTATTGCATAATCCTATACATTTAGCTAACCAACAACAATCAGAAAATTTGGATCCTACTATATATTATGGACCTGGGTGTTTGCTATACAATCATTGTATAAAATTAAACATTGCTACTGACGGTAGCCGAATATTTGATTATGTAGTTGTTAGAGCAACTGCTGCCGAGCGTGGATTACATAGTATTAAAGATTTTGAAGAAATAAGGAGATTAGGAATTGAGTGGTACATCAACTAAGTTAGAAATTGTAACTGATGGGGACAGTTGGGTATTTGGGTGTGAAATAGTTGATCCAAAGATTACTGTGGCTAAAGGGGCCCATCCAGGCCAATATGATTACAAGGAAGAAAATGACTCATATAGAATACCTAAAATCTTCCCAACGCATTTATCAACTTTATTAGATGCAAATGTAACTAACCTGGGTTATCCAGCAGATGATAACGGATCAATATTGCGTAGGACAATGACGTATATTACAGACGAATATATTATGCCTAATAAATCTGTAGATAATCTGTTTGTTATGATAGGTTGGTCTAGTCCTGAGAGAAATTCGTTTTGGTATAAAGATGAAAACATATCATGGATATTCAGATTATGGCCACAAGTAGATCATTTTCAATCAGATCAGCAAAAACAATTTTGGAAATTATATGTTCAATATTTATGGCACAGCGAAGAATATATTCCCAGATATGTATTGAATGTACTAGACTTTCAAAATTTTTGTAACACTAATAATATTAAATGGATGTGCTTTAACAGTTTTTATCAAACTCCTAATAAAAATGTAACTGAATGGGAAGATTTGGATATACGACAAGAATTAGAAAAATTGAAAAACCGAGTAGGAAATTATTCGTACACACAAACTACTAATGGTTCTAATAGAATGTACAAAAATCTTGATTATACCGGGTTATGGAATTTAGTAGACCCTGTGAGATTTTATAAAAAAGATCAACCTAAAAATACTTTTAAAAGTTACATAGAAGATCCAACAAATAATATTAATCCTGTACTCCATGGATGGCATCCTAGCCCTGACTCTCATTTAGCTTGGGCACATGAACTAACTAGATATATTAAGGAAAACAATTTACTATGAAAAACTCAATTGTTATATGCGGTGATAGTTTTAATGTAGGTATAGGATGTAGGGATTTAGCTAATGAACCCTACGGCGCATTATTGGGCAAACACTTGAATAAGTCTGTGATTAATTTAGCTAAAGGATCAAGTACTAATTTAAGTATATACCTTCAAGCAAAGTATGTTGTGGATGAGTTAGCAGATAAAGCTGAACTTGTAATTGTATCACCTACGAGTTATAATCGTGTTGAATGGTTTCCGTTTGATCATACACAAATGGGAGACTTAACTAACCTAGATGTTAACTATCATCAATATCCTCCATATGGTAAAGATACATACATGACTTTACTAGATCATCCCTACAAGGATGATGCTAGATATAATGGAATGATGTTTACTGAAAACTATATGGGTGTGATTGATTATTGGGAAACGTTTGCAAGCAAAAACAAAGAATCTGGATACTATGCTAGATTTAAAGATGAACCTAAGGAGAGGTCCAAAGTACTATATGACTTTGCAGGAATGATATTTGACGAGAAAATTGAAAGATTGAAATGTATAGGATTGATGACAATGGCTCATCAACTATTGAAGCAAGCCGATATAAACCATCTTATATTAACCCATGAGTTAACTGAGTACAAGAAATTTATAAATGAAGGCAACCTAGTTGAGTTGTCATGGGGAGACCTAAGTCTATCACATCCTGATGATTTACCAAGTCTACATACTTCAGCACAGGGACATGTTGTTGCATACAATATTGTATTAGATAAGATTGAAAAGAATGGATGGGTAAGATGAGAATAGCAATTTGTTTTAGTGGAATGATTAGAACTGGCCCAGAATCTGCACCTAATATTTTACGATTCGTAGATACTTTGTTACCTAATGTAGATTTCTTCCTACACACTTGGGATATATCTCAGAATAAATCATGGAATCTATATTCTCAAGCTATGCATGATGAGCAGTTACAAAATAGACCTGTCCCACCTATCAAATCATCATATCCATTACTAGCTTCTATGGTACATAACTATGGAAAAGAATTTAAGAAAATCAAAATTGATCATTACAATGATACCTCAATTTTTAGTAAATCACCCATACCGTTATGGTATTCATGGCATGAAAGTATAAAATTAAAACAGCAGTATGAACAAGAAAACAATTTTACATATGATGTAGTGGTAAAATTAAGACCTGACATTATTTTTGATGAACATAAGTTAAAAGATGCTATAGACAATTTTGATAAAGATTATTTTATATGCATTAATGGTAATACCACTGTATTAAATGATGTCTATTTTATTGCCAACTCATCTACTATGGATATAGCATCCGAATGCTGGAAGAAAATGATTCATAATAATAATGTTAATGGAACTGAACTTGGCTTGTTTTTAAAATCAAACAATATTAATACTAGGATTTTAGGTTTACATGATATAACAAGAAAATACAACTATGCAATATACAGAGAAGAATGTGTACTAGCCGGAATATCTTCTCTAGATTGGGACAAATGCCATACTACAGAACAATACTATTACGCGGATAAAAAATGAAAAAAGTTACAAAACACTGGGGATACGAATTATGGATAGCAGATGGGTCATCCACACCTTACGCCTCTAAGAGGATCTTATTTTATGCAGGAAATAGAACTAGTCTACAAGTACATGAGTTTAAGGTTGAGACTAATTATGTACTAAGTGGTACTGGGATACTACGTAGAAGTAAAGAGCCGTTAGATATAAAAAAATATCTGTCAGAGGGAATGACGGATAAAGAGGTAGAACGGTATGAAGATACTTTTGATATTATAACTCTTGAACCTGATGTGATATTTAATGTAATGCCAGGCTATGTACATCGTGTTATTGCAACTACCGATTTAGAGTTTATAGAAACCAGCACTACTGAACTAGATGATGTGTATAGATTGCAAGATGATCACGGTAGAACGCACGGAAGAATCAGTTATGAACATAGTTAATACTGTTATTATACCCACTGCAGGTACTGGTAGTAGAATGGGTGATTATACTAAGAACCTTAATAAGGCATTGTTACCTTATAAAGAAAAGCCGATTCTATCACATATTATTGATAATTTTCCTAAGGATACTAAATTTATTATCCCAACTGGGTATAGGTCTCAGCAGATTAAAGATTTCTGCGAAGTCTCATATTCAGACAGGGATATTTGTTTCGTTGACATAAGTGATTGGACTAGCAATAAGTCTGGAACAGCGTATACATTAAAACATTGTGTTGAACTTATTGACGGGCCGTTTTGGTATATTCCGTGTGATACATTTTTTGATGAAGTTGTATATGATAAAGTAAAAGACACTGATTGTTACTTTGTCAAAGACATACCCGAAGATAAATCAAATCTATACACTATGTTTAAGTTAAATAAAAACAAAATAGTAGATAAGAAATTCAAACAAAATACCCCTAAAGATTGGATAGCTTTTACAGGGGTTATGTATATTCATAATTGGATTGACTTTGTAAACACCCTTTTACAATTGAATAGCGTAGAAGTTATAGACCTAATTGGTAATGAGAATGACACTATTCAATTAGCATCATGGCTTGATTTTGGAAATATTGATACCTACTCAGATGCATTGACTAAAAGCAAAAAGTTTGACTTTAGTAAAACTGACGAACTAATTTATATATGCAACGACCGTGTTGTAAAGTGGTGGATTGATCCTAGTATTGCTGAAAAGAAATATCGTAAAGCCCTAGTAAATCCATCAGTCTTTCCTAAAAACCGTACACACATGGGCAACTTTATGGCATATGATTATGTTAAGGGCACCACGGTATATCAACAAAACGATCCTAGCAAATTTAATGATTTTTTATCTTGGTTAGATGCTAAGGTTTGGATATACAGTATGAGCAACATAGATGAACATGCCTTATCTTTTTACAAGACTAAAACATTAGCTAGAGTTAAACTATTTTTAGAAAAATACCCTGACTTAAAACAAGTAACTTCTGTTGACGGAATACCAGTCAAAGACTATCAGTACTATTTGGATAATCTAGATTGGGACTATCTAAGCACACATAATCTACCGGGATTTATGCACGGCGACTTGCATTTTGATAATGTAATAGTAGATGACAATAAGTTTACCATAATTGATTGGAGACATGAATTTTCTGGGCTAGTAGATAAGGGTGATATATACTATGATCTAGCTAAACTAGCAGGCGGATTTATTCTTAACTATTCAAAGATTAAAGATAATGACTTTAAGTTTAATATTGATGGATCTAAAGTTACACTAGAGATACCAAATGTAGAACACATATCGTTCTACCAGGAAAACTTGAAAAAATATATAGATTACAAGGGTATAGATTATAAGAAAGTACAACTGTTAATACCCATAATATATTGGAACATGAGTCCATTGCATACTTCCCCTTTTGATATATTTCTGTGGTATTTAGGTATTAAACTATTTGCGGAGTTAGATGATGTTCTTTGATAAAGATTCATATTTCATTGAACTCATTGCAAATCGTGCCAATTTGACCACAATGTGGGATGCAGTTGATACTCTGGAATTCTATAAACCAACAACTAAATTTGGGAAAAATTTATTTTCAAAATCTGATATTACTTATAAATTTAATAATTATGGATTTAGAAGTGATGACTTTGATGAAAAATCTGATATTCCGATATTGTTTGTTGGATGCAGTTATACCGAAGGAACAGGGTTGCCTATTGACGCGGTGTGGACTACCCAGTTACTAGATAAGATAAAAATCAAGACTGGAAAAACAGTTCCTCATTGGAACTTAGCTAGGGCCGGCGCAGGGTTTGATGACATTTCTGTTGCACTCTATTGGCATAAAATAAAATTCAAACAACCGATAAAATACATAGTAGGGTTATTCCCACCGTTTAATCGAAGAGGATATTATTATCAAAATGATCAATTTAAATATTGGTTTCATCCCGGTGACTATTCAACTGACCATGATGTCACTGATAACTTATTTGTAGACGAATATTTTACTAAGTTTCAAACATTAAAAAATTTAATGTTAATTGATAGCGTAGCTAAAAGTCACGGTGCTGAAATTATATATTCTGTATGGGAAGCAATCGGGTCTAATTATGTTAAGGAATTAGAATTTATACAAAATAATTTTCCTAACTTTCACTATATACCATATCCCGACTTAAGTAACAATATAGATTATGCTAGAGACGGTAAGCACCCAGGCCCACATTTTAATAAAAAAATCAGTGAAGAATTTTGGAATAATTATTTTTCAAAAAATATATAACAACATGAAAAAATATATAAGTCTAAGTAAATATCCTGGCAAAACAGGAAAGTATTATTACACATCATTCTTTAACCATTATAACATAGATGCTTCATATACTCCCTTAGGTACTGATGACCTGAGTGAGAGTATAAAAATGTCATTAGATAATGGTGTATCGGGCATAAGTGTCAGTATGCCTTATAAAAAACAAGTAATCAACTTCTTAACCGAAGCAGACAAGTCAGTTACCAATTATGATAGTTGCAACACGGTAGTAGTTCGTGACAATAAACTATACGGGTATAATAGCGATTTGCAAGGCGTTATATGGGCATCTTCACATATCAAATCTGAACATACTATATCAATATTAGGTAATGGTTGTATGGGGAACATGTTCTATCGCTACCTATCTGACACTAATAAAGTAGATATTTACAGCCCTAGTTTGGGTAATTGGGATTTGCGAAATCAGCCAACAGATGTTATAATAAATTGTACCCCGTATGGTACGATAGATAGTAATAGCCCATATGATGAAGTTGATAGCAATACTAAATTGATTATTGACTTAGCTGTGAATCCTGGGTTGCTATCGTATCAAGCCAAAGAAAATGATATAAAATATATATCTGGTAAAAATTTTTATAAGTATCAGTTTATGAGACAGTTTGAAATTTATACCGGAATGAAAGTTGACGAGAATGATTATAACAAAATTAGTATTGGATGTTGATGGTGTATTAAACACCGGGCATATCCTATACAGTAGTGCGGGAAAAATGTTCAAAGTCTTTGGTCCACATGATAAAGATGGATTCAAAATAATTAAGAAGTATATACAAGATATAACCTTCATCACCGCTGATGTAACAGGCTGGGCCATAACCTATGCTCGTATTGTGGGTGATTGGAAGTATAATCCGTCTCAACTTATTCTAGTACCAGAAGAAGTTAGAATGAATTGGTTTGAGAAAAACTGTGATTTTGAAACAACTGCTTTTATTGCAGATGGGTACAATGATGCACCCATATTGAGTAGAGTAAAATTAGGTATTGCACCATGCAGTGCTAGGATAGAAGCTAAACAAGCAGCCAAACATATTACCAATAGCCCGGCCGGGTCTGGTGCAGTATTAGATGCATGTTTGTATATTGAAAGAGTTATTAATGGTCTTGAATCAATTTAAATTGGGAGTAGGACCCATGAGTGGTCTAATCGTTGATTTATGTTTAGAGTACTCTAAGCATAATGATTATCCATTGATGATTATTGCTAGCAGAAACCAAGTTGATTACAACTCGGGTTATGTATACACTACCTCAGAATTGGTAAATCAAATACGTTCTCATAGTGGATATGATAAGAATAGGGTTCTAATTTGTAGAGACCATTGCGGCCCATATTTTAGTGACAAGGATAAAGGTAAGTCACTTGAAATAGCAATTCAAGAATGCAAAGAAACAATAAAACATGATATTGGTAATGGGTTTGATTTAATTCATATTGATGTTAGCAGAATAGACAAAGATAAACAATACGATTATGCTATAATTCTTATTGAATATGCCTTGTACCTAAATCCTGATATTATGTTAGAGTTTGGTAGCGAAGATAATGTAGGTGAGGATATAGAAGATAGTGTATCCAGAATACATGAGCAACTAACCTTTTTATCACAATATAAACACAATGTAAAATTCTTTGTATCACAGACTGGAAGTTTGACAAAGCACAAACAAGTAGGATTGTTTAACAACGAACTAGTATCAACTGCGGTATCACATACCCATTCATACGACTTGTTGTTAAAAGAACATAATGCAGATTATCTATCGCCTACTGAATTGATTTTACGCAGTCAAGCGGGTGTAGATGCATTAAATATTGCCCCGCAATTGGGAGCAATTCAAACAAGTGTTATGCTAGCCTTGGGGAAAAAATATAGTACGGAGTATGAAAATTTTTCTAAATATGTATTAGAGTCAGGGTATTGGGAAAGATGGGTTACTAATGATGTGACTGATGATTATACCAAAGTGGTTGCTAGCGGGCATTATTGTTTTAACAGTGTTCCCGCTTTAAACTTGATTGGCACAATGTTGAAAAATAATGAACCTTTTATGGATAATCTACGAACTGAACTTTTCAATATACTTGACATTTATTATGAAGGATTATATGAAAACAGTTATGAAATTTATTCCTAGAATATGGCATTCTATTAGACAATTTATTTTGTATAAAATGTTTGGGAAGTTTTACAGAGAGTATAAATTCCGAAAACGTTTAAAAGAACTTAAAAAACGAGACCCCTTCATTTACTAATATTATGAACTATATAGGAATTAGTTGTGGATTCCATGACGCCGCATTAAGCATAGTAGATATTCACGGTGATATACTATTTGCTGGGCACAGTGAAAGGTATAATAAACAAAAACATACTAAAGACCTATGTTGGGATTTAGTAACAGATGCGTTATCTCACACAAAATACTCATATAATGAGATTCACTATTACGAACGGCCGTGGATGAAATTTTTACGACAGTTACGAACAGGTGAAGGTTCTAGCTTAGCCAACCTATCTGTAAAACAAATTATTGGTTCTGACTTAGTGAACAAACTACAAGAAGGTCGAGGCGGCAAAATTCATACACATAACCATCATTTAAGTCATGCAGCCGCAGGGTTTCAAACTAGCCCATTCAATGATGCTACTGTAGTTGTAATCGATGCTATTGGTGAATTTGATACTATTACTATTTGGGATGCGACATATAATAATACTACAGGACGTGCTGAATATAAGAAACTATGGGGACAGACTTACCCTGACAGTATTGGATTGTTTTATAGTGCAATGACAAAACGAGTTGGGCTTAGACCATTAGATGAAGAATACATCTTAATGGGTATGTCCGCATATGGTGAGCCTAAATATATAAGTGAAATGAATGATGAATTCATTGACAGCTATAGAGATTTAAAATTCAAACAAAATTTGCATATAGGTGTTACTGAAGATTTTATACCAGATGCAGATGACATGGACATCGCACATAGCGCACAGCATGTAACTGAATGGCTTATAAAAATGGTAATGTCTAACGCAATACTTTACGGTAAGAGTAGAAACTTAGTGTATGGCGGCGGGGTTGCTCTTAACTGTCTGGCTAATAGATTTTTGGGAGAGTATTTTGATAATGTTTGGATTATGCCTAATCCTGGTGACGCTGGTTCTAGTCTCGGCGCTAGTGCTCTCGGATATGGTCGTAAGATTAACTTTAATAATTGTTTTATTGGTCGTGATATTAGTGGCCCGTATCCCGTCAACGGGCTACTGGATAAACTTTTGTCTGATCGTATGGTTGGTGTGGCTAATGGTCGAGCGGAATTCGGGCCGAGGGCGTTAGGCAATAGAAGTTTGTTAGCAGATCCTAGAGGTAAAGATATAAAAGATAAAGTAAATCAAATTAAACGCAGACAACAATTTAGACCTTTTGCCCCTGTTATTTTGGAAGAGATGGCCGATCAGTATTTTTATATGCCCCATAATTGGCATACTCACAATTATATGCAGTCAGTCGCTATCTGTAAGTTTCCTAATCTTTACCCTGCTATATGCCACGCTGATGGAACCAGTAGAGTGCAGACTGTACCAAAAGATGGCAGTGGAATCAGAGAGTTATTAGAAAAATGGTATGTATTGACAGAATGTCCTATGCTATTAAACACAAGTCTTAATATTAGAGGTGAACCAATGGTGAATGATAGGAATGACGCAGATAGATTTGAAACACTTTACGGAATAAAGGTGTTAAGTTGAAAATATTAATATGCGGGGATAGTTTTGCGGCTGACTACACTGTAAAATATCAGGGAGAGGGTTGGCCTAACAAACTTGCAAAAATTCATAAGGTTAAGAATGTTGCCCAAGCTGGATGTTCAGAATATAAAATATTGTTACAACTACAGAATGAAAATTTATCTAAATTTGATGTTGTCATAGTGAGTCATACCAGCCCTTTTAGGATTTATGTCAACGAACATCCGGTGCATTCAATGGATAAACTGCACAACAATTGTGATTTGATATATTCTGATGTAAAAGAGCATAGTATAAAAGATTCTAAACTGTTGGCATTGGTTGATTTTTTTGAAAATTATTTTGATATAGGTTATGCTAAATTTATACATAATCTTATTTGTAAAGAAATTGATAACTTATTGCATAACCATCATGCAATACATGTTACTAATATTGACTATAGTGATTTGTATCAATTTGAGCATATGATTAATTTTCAATTTTTGTTTAAAACAAATAGGGGCATAATGAATCATTACGATGAACAAGGGAATAATATTATATATAATCAAATAGTAGAAAGATTATGATTGATACAAAAGAAATAGATAGAAGATTAAATTTATGGAATGAAGGTTACTGGGAAGTACCTGACAATCTAGATACAACAGAGTTCAACTTTGACTGGCGACCAGATCCATGCGACCGCCCCTACATACATCAATTTGGTACACAGCATCAACCCACTGGCGGACCTAGATTTATTATTCCAGAGCATGAAGGAATAAAGTATCAAGAATTTCAACATGCAATAAGAAAACCTGATATTAATAATAGAGCATGGAGACCGTTACTAACTAATAGTACAATAGATTTTAGTTGGCATCCGCCTGATACTGACCCTCCCTATATCTATATATTCGGTAATCAATGGTATGATGTAGACATTATGCCTACTTACCAATATCGTGTTTCAGGAGCAACAGAAAAGAAGTTCATGTATGATGTTACTGCAACTTTGTTACCGGATCAAAGTAAATGGGAAATACCTGATAATATTATAGAGTTTGATTATAGTTGGGTACCACATCCATATGAGCCTACATTTATTTGGCAATTTGGTACTCAGTGGCAAAAGAATGGTGGACCTAAATATATAGTAGACGGTGCTGAAACTGTTAAACACATTGATGTTCAACACGCAATAATTGATAACTCAACAAACAAACATTGGAGACCATTACAAGCAAATATAAACTTTGACTATAGTTGGCACCCAGATGAAGATGACCCTCCGTACATATATGTGTTTGGAAATCAATGGTATGAGCCTGAAATAATGCCAACTGTTTTGTATAGAGTTAAAGGTGCAACTGAAAAGAAATTTATACATGACCACAAAGCAACATTGTTAGCAGATAAAGCTAAGTGGAAAATACCTGATAATATTGATGACAGTATGTTTGATTATAGTTGGGTACCTAACCCAACCGATCCTCCGCTCACATATAAATTTGGTACGCAATGGCAAAGAACAGGTGGACCAGTATATGATAGTGAAGTAAGTACGGGTATCAAATATATGTCAACTATGGCAGTTAAAAGGTTACCTGATACTGACAATCGTAATTGGCGACCATTACACGCAAATATAGATTTTGATTATAGTTGGCATCCCGATGAAGATGACTCCCCTTATATCTATATATTTGGTAATCAGTGGTATGATTCTATAACTATGCCAACTATAATATATCGCATATCAAATTCTACTGAAAAGAAATATATAGATAATCACAAAGCGACATTACTAGCAGATAAATCTAAATGGACAATACCAGATGATATCGATGATAGTATGTTTGACTATAGCTGGGTACCTAATCCTAATGATCCGCCTTTAGAATATAGATTTGGAACACAATGGCAAAAGACTGGTGGACCATCTTATCTAGTACAAGGTGCCACTAAGGTAAAGTATGTTGACACTCAAAAAGTTACCAAGTTAGTAAACATGCGTAATTGGAGAATGCTAGATGAGATAGAAACAGATAAGTTTGATTTTAGTTGGCATCCAGATGATACTGAACCTCTAATGATATATGAGTTTGGAACTCAATGGCAAACCGGAGGAGGTCCTATATATGTAACTAAAGGTAGTACTAAGAAAAAATATTGTGCAGACCAGATAGCAATTCGTTTATCACTTAATAAATCAAAATGGATTGTACCTGATGATATAGATGATAGCATGTTTGACTATACATGGCACCCTAACCCTAACGACCCTCCATTCATATATCAATTCGGGACACAGTGGCAAAAGACAGGTGGTCCAAGATATGTTGTATTTGGTGCTACCGAAGTAAAATATGTTACTACACAAAAGGTTATTAAGTTAGCTAATATGCGTAATTGGAGAATGTTAGCAGAAATAGAAACTGACAAATTTGATTTTAGTTGGCACCCTGATGATACAGAACCAGCTATGATGTATGAGTTTGGAACACAATGGCAAACTGGGGGCGGCCCGATATATGTAACTAAAGGTAGTACTAACAAAAAATATTGTAGTGACCAAGTTGCTATACGTAAAGCTACAGAAGATAGACAGTTTAGACCGTTAGTCAATAACTTAGAGTTTGATTATAGTTGGCACCCACATCCTGATGATCCGCCCTTTATCTATGTATTTGGTAATCAATGGCACAAAGCAGAAGTTATGCCCACACTTCTTTATAGAGTTAAAAGTGCAACAGAAAAGAAATATGTTACTGATGTAATAGCTAAACTAACACCTAACTTAGATAACTGGATTATACCTGATGATGTGGATGATAGCATGTTTGATTACAGCTGGTGTCCTGATCCGGGCGAACCACCGTTCATATATAAGTTCGGTACACAATGGCAGAAGACAGGTGGCCCAAATTATATTGTACCTGGCGCAGATAAAATAAAATACATAGATGTACTAAAGGCAGTTAAGAAACCTAACAATCGTAATTGGCGTATCATTGAACCTATTAATACAGGAACGTTTGACTTTAGTTGGCATCCAGACGATACGGAAGAAAATTATACATACGTGTTTGGTAATAAATTTCACACACCTGAAATTATGCCAACTCTTACATATAAGAGTACTTCAAGTATAGCCAATAAATTCATTACTGATATATCAGCCGATTTATCTATTGAACAAGTAGAGTATGAAGATAGTATCTTTGATGCTTTGCATGATGGTAAGTATTCAACTGCTTACATACATTTTGTTAAAAAGAAACATCCTACTGATTATAGTTTTCTTAGTAGAAAGGAACTAACTGTACATTTAATGGGTGATGATGCAATTGTGCCTAGAAATACCAAAACGTATATGTATAATAAATTGACCGATTATGAGCATTGTGTTACTCATTCGGTATCATCAGGTGAGCCGTTAGATATCATATTCTTTAGCAATGGAGAAGCATGTGCTGATAGTAACTATGAACATTTATTATCTATCACAAAAGATTTGCCAAATAAAGTAATTCGTATTGACAAAATTAATGGTCGAATTGCTAGTCAATATGCAGCGGCTAATGCAAGTGCTACACCGTGGTACTTCTTAGTAAATGCTAAGTTGCGAGTAAGTGAAAATTTTGATTTTATTTGGCAACCAAATGTATATAAATCACGCAGACATTATATCTTTACTGCTACTAACCCAGTAAACAATTTAGAGTATGGTCACCAAGCTATTGTAGCTAACAATAAGAAACTTACACTTAGTACTGTAGGTAGAGGTCTTGACTTTACTATGGATAGTCGTACTGAAGTTATTGAAGTAAATAGCGGTGTAGCATTGTATAATAGTAGTGAATGGGATACTTGGAGAACTAGCTTCCGCGAATGTATTAAATTATCATATGCTAAGGATAAAACTAGCAAAGATAGACTTAATACTTGGTTAACAGTAGGATCCGGTGAATTTGCTGAACATAGTATACAGGGTGCTAAAGATGCTGTAGAATATTATAATTCAGTAAACGGAGAGTTAGAAAAGTTGAAATTAACCTATGATTGGGACTGGATTAAACAATATCACATGGAATTATCCGGACGGAAAATAAAATGACTTTTCAAATAGCAGGTCCTGAAAAAATAACATTTATTCATATACCAAAAACATCCGGCACAAGTATAAGTAAATGGTTTGATGCAGTTTGTTCTAGTAATCCTACTGTTTATGAGAAACATGAATTTTATAATAAAAACATAAATGAGCATTGGGGGATTCGTGAAGTTAATCAATTAACGAGTGATACTGGTTTTGTTTTTTCTGTGGTTAGGAACCCATGGGATTATGTAGTTAGCACGTATACATTTCTAACATCTACCTACAAAAATTGGTGGGAAAATAGACTAATTAATAACACTGTCAATTTATATACCTTAAAAACTACCTCATCAATATTAGATGAACATCTACCCTTAAGGGATATTAGTCCGATTGATTATACAAGCTGGGGTTTTGATAATTCATGGCTAGGAAATCCAAAATTATCATTTCGTATGTTTGTTGAACAGTTGCCCATATGGTCTTGTCCTTTTATTACAGGTTATAACTTCTCGACCCCGCTGTGTAACTGGATAAATGATAGAGTACATGTTATGCGATTTGAAAATCTAATTGAAGATTTTAAGTTAATTCAAGAAATGATTGATTTTAAAGTATCTTTGCCAAGTGAGAATTCATCAGCACGAAATAAATACCAAGATTACTACGATAAAAATACAAAAAACTTAATATCCTCTTACTTTGAAGAAGATATCGATAAGTTTAAATATACATACTGACTCATATCATAATACTCAAAAGATAAATAGTATACAATGAAATATCTTTTGGGATTAGTAGTATTATTTGGGATTATATTTGGGCTGCTCAAACATTTTTTATTAAAGTAGATTATGCAAACACCGAAAATTACAATAAGTTTAGTAAGCAACATATGGACTCGTATGATGCATTTTATGAACGCCGGTGACCAAGAACAAGGTCACATGCACAATTACGATCATATTACTTTACTAGCACATGGAAAACTTGAAGTAGAAGTTGATGGTCTAACTACTGTGTTTGAAGCACCTAATATGATTTATATAAACAAAGATAAAAAACACCAGCTTACTGCATTAGAAGATAATACAGTAGCTTATTGTATACATGCATTGCGAAATTTAGACAAGTCAGGTGACATATTAGATCCTTCAATGTTACCAAAAATGTTGAATTCCGGAAATACAGCACATTTTGCTGAATTATTTGTTATTAGATGAATAACCAAATTAAAACATTACAAGAAAATTTAGCTAAAGACTTAGTTAATTTGGAAGAAAATGATTTGGTTACTGAACAGCAGTTAGACAAAATAACAGATACATATACCCAAGTATATGATATCATCTCTAAGGCAGTTGATAAGTCTAAAGAATAAATGTCTTATGCGGATACAAGAACTTACCGAATCACAGCATAACTTTACTACTGCCTATCACATTACTACGGTAGAAAATGCAGACAACATCACATATGGTGGATTAGATCCGTATGAGGGCAATGCCTTTCTAGTAGTAGACACTGGCAATAAAGAAAAACTTAGTAATGATTTAAGAACAGTTGCTGGTTGGATGATGGCTAAGACTGAACGCACAGAAGATCCACTGACTTTACTGAAAGTAGATGTAACAGGAATCCCATTAGAAAAAGACAGTGGTTGGTATGTATCCAAAATGCCTATTCCAGCCAACCGTATTACTGATATGGGCGAAGATGCATTCAATCGGGTGGCATAATTGCTTGACAATTACTCTGAATAAATATATACTGTTAGATATTGCTGTATGAAGCAAAGAGAAAAGTGTTCTGGACGGGGGTGCGAATCCCCCCAGGTCCACCATAAGGAAGTTTGATGCGTATTACTGAGATTGCCGGTTCAAAACTAAGTTTCAACACAACAAAAGGTAGTAATACTATTGGTGTTGAAATGAATGTTGACGGGCAGTATGCAGGAACGTTTCAATACAATGCAGATAGTGGAAGAAGTTTAGTAGAGTTAGATCCAACCTTTCAAAGCAAAGGATTAGGTAAAATTCTAATACTAAAAGGAATCTATACTGCCATCATGTCAGGATTAGACTATGTAGAAGATGAGTCACGCACCCAAGCATTTGACAATGCTATGGATAGTTTGGCAGATTCAGGATATATAGTCAACGATGATGAGTATTGGTATGTTACCGGTGAAGGTGAGCAATACCTCAAACAAGTTTCTTTCTGATGGGCCTGCATAGTTTCGACAGGGCAAAGAGTAACAGAGTGGACAGCACGGTAATGTGAAAGCCGTAGGGTTGGGGTTTCCCGGCCGAAGAAGCAAAAAAAGTAAACGCAAACGACTCACAGTTTAGCATTGCGGCCTGATAAAGGCAGCTAGGGTAAGACATACCTCGTAACAGAAAATCAGAAAGGGCACTAGTTGCCCTTTTCTTTTGACTTAACTATAAACCTATGTATAATTGACGCATGAGTACTGAACAAGACAAATTCAACCATTCTAAGCGTTTACTCAAGGATGAGAACGCCATCAAAAAACAAACTAAGATTGCCAAAGCCGCTGGTATGAAAGTTGACGAACCGCATAAGTTTGCCAAACATCATGCTATGGACTGTGGTAATCCTGAATGCTATATTTGTGGCAACCCTCGCAAAACACACAAAGACAAGCTGACTATTCAAGAAAAGCGTAATAATCAAAAGGTTGACGATGAGTGAAATG